CTTTAAAAGCAGTCTCTTGGTAAGCAGATGAAAGGAACCCGTAAATCCCAGCAGACGTTATTAAAATCAAAATTAGAGTGGCTATAGAAAGATATATCTTGAGTCCTTTATTGATTGAGCTCCAATATTGATACAGTAATGAAGCTGTTACTAATTTTGCAAACTCTAGACTCCCTGCAAGAACCATTACCTGCAAAGAAGCTCCTGCAAACATCTTACCTAAACCTGATACGGAATAAAAAGCTGCAGATCCAGAAACAGATAAAGCTGAAAGTGCAATCAACCAGGGAAATAATTTTTTTTTCATACTCTAGTATATATCCACAAAAAAAAGACTGGATTTAAATCCAGTCTTTAATATTATAGTAGGTAAAATTTAATTATTCAATCACTACCCCTTGCTCTGCAGCAGCTAACTGTTGCTCTAAGTCTTTAACTACAGCGTTATCTTGTTGGATAAGAGCTAAAGTTTCTTCGAATGTCTTCCATAAAGAAATAAAATCCTTAACTTCAGAAGCACCTTTTCCTGACCATTTCATAAGAAAATAGTGAGAAGCTTCAACTTCAAGATTTGTTAGATATGCTACACCATCCTTAATTCCTTCTTTTTTAACGGCTTCGATTCTTTTGAGAATTTCAGTAACACCCAATGCTTCCTTGGATCTCCATTCCACTTCTTCGTTCATAAAGTTGTCGAATCTTTTCAATAATTTAGCATCCATTGAAACTGCATACTCCTTATTAGTAAGACTTTTTTTGAAGTCCTCTAGATCTTTTCTGATTGAAGCAACTTTTTCTTGATCAACATTACTGATAAACTTATCAAGGATTTCTTCGTTTTGCGCCTCTGTAATAGCTGGTGATGTTTCTTTAAATTTAGTCTTTGCCATTTTAAATATTTTTTATGTTTGTTATACTTAGAAATTGTAGGAAGTTTCCTAGATAGAGTGCATTTTTCTGAATTTTTGAGCTAATTCAATAAACTGAGAAAGATATTCTTTTAGTTCGTAATCGTGCACTTCAAATATTTGCAAATCTGACGTCTGTTCATTTGCTATCCTTATTTTACCAACCTTTGGAACCTCTCCATATTTTTCCGCACACATAAACATATAAGCAGCTATCTGTAATTTGTAATTTAATATGTCTTCTTCATCTTTAGGAGACGTTGAAGATTTAAAATCATCTACTATTAGGTTTCTTTCTAAATCTCTGTAAACAAAGTCACAAGCTCCTGCCCATCCTCCTTTGAATGTAGTATAAAGAAATGCTTCGTTGTCTACAACTTCTGAGATATTTTCCCAGAACTTAGCATGATAGAAATTCCAGAATAGATTTCTCCCTTTCTCAACATATTTTAAGAATTTTCCGCCTTCCCTTCTAGCTTCTTCGATTGCAAAGATCTGTGCTTTCTTCAATGATCTGTCCACGTCTTTTTCTTTTGCCCACTCTAAAAGAAAAAGCTCCAGCATTGTGTGCATGACAGTTCCTCTTTCTGCAGCATCATGTAGTATCTTTTCCCATCTTTTCTCGCCGAATTCCTTCTTAAGCTTTTCGTATTTTTTGTTTTCTACTAGCTTTAATATAGTAGTAACTGATGGTAAAATTAAAGGAGCCTCAGAGGCTCCTTCTATTATGTAAGCTCTACCCCAAGGGTATGCTTGTCTTGTTATGTTTATATCAGAAGATAAATTCATAGAGATTAATTAGTTGTGATGCTATCCATCCTAAAAATCCAAATTTTGCTTGGGACCAAATAAGTACTAGAATTAATAATATTCGATAGATAACCCATCTTAATGATAGTCTTTGGAAATATGGAGTATACGTTAATAGATATGATAGAGATCCTGGTATTGGATTAATACTGGGTAGTATAATCTCGTGAAGGTTTAAGCTTGTTAAATATTCATTTAAAGGCTTGGATTCTTCAATTACAAAAGCGGGTCTAATTTCTTCTGGCGTATCGGGGGAATAAATAACTTCAGGAGGTAAATTTACTACTGTGTATATTCTTCCCACCCAATCCACTCTTAATTTAAACTTTTTCCATTCTATACTATTCTCGTTATTCTTTATGATCCTACGGATATAAAGATAATTTTTAATATCTATTACGATTCTTTTGAAAGGATAATTCATAAATCTTTTCTATTTTTAGATTAAACTGAAGGAAAAGTTACAAAACGATTAATCGTTAAAAGTTAAATTAACTCCAGGAAACATCTCCCTAACTTTTAATCTCGCTCTTCTTATTCTAGTAGCAATAGCTCTTTTTTTCATACCATGTTTATCTGCTATTTCTTGGTATTTCATTCTTAGTATCTCTCTATCAAAGAGTATATCCTTATAGATGTCAGGCAGATCCTTCATTCTTTCTAACACATTTTCGTATAGATCTTCCATTTCGTCAGTATCACTACTAATATAATCGCAATTGTATATGTTATCCTTATAATGACTTACCTTTTGTACTGGATTATCGCCATCATCGTTATTTCTAACTATTTCTTGTATGATTGGCATATATCGGTCCTCACTCTTTTTTATTACTAAAGATTCGTTTCTTGCTATATTGTATACCCATGTAGAAAAGTTACCCCTTTGTGGATCATACTGTGATATCTTGGTCCATATCTTAGCCATTGTATTTGACACTGCATCTTCTGCTGCATCTGTATCCATTAATATGGATTTACAATGATTTAATAATCCCGGTTTAATTCTTTTATACAATTCCACGAAGTCTTTATCTGAGGACGTCCTCATAAAGCTTTCTGCTAATTCCTGAATGTTTTTTACTGCCATTTTTTCTAATTTTTTTAAATTTCCATTTGTTTTATTTCTATACCTGCTTCTTGAAAAAGTTTAAAGGAATCTGTTTTTCTATAAACTTCTGAGTATACTATTCTTTTAATTCCTGCCTGAATTATAAGTTTAGCACAATCGAAACATGGGGAGAGAGTCACGTAAAGTGTTGAACCTTCTGCACTGTTTGTACTTTTAGCTATTTTGGTAATAGCATTGGCTTCAGCGTGTAATACTGTGGGTAATGTGTTGTTGTCACAATCTTCACAATTGTTGGAAAATCCGGATGGTGTTCCGTTGTATCCATCAGATATAATTTGTCGATTATTAACAATAAGACATCCGACCTGACTTCTCTTACAATGAGAATTCTCGGCCCATATCTTAGCCATTTTTAAGTATAAACGATCGACCTTATTCTGCTTGTCCTGTGGTAGGCTCTGATTGCTCATCAGCTTGAGATTTTAAAGGTGTAACTTCAACTTTATATCTTTCTACGATGTTGAATACATCCCTTAATCTGAATGAGCCCAATAGATTCAATATTTCATTAACTTCTTCCTCGGTAAATTCTAATTTTTTTTCATCGCTTAAAATTTCTAGACATTTTTGATAATTCCCAAACTCCTTTAGGAATTCTAATGAAGCCTGCCTTAGCTCCTTAGTGATCTCATAATTTTTACTCATTTTTATTTATTTAGTTTTGGTTTTTTACAAATATATTACATTGTTCTCAAAAAGTAAACCCCCTAGTCGATTTTTTTTGACATTGATGTTACTAATAAAGGTCCTTGCATAGTATTATTTAGTTGAGTCAGTAGCGTAACCATAGTTTCCATTGTTTTGTTTAAGTCTTCATTACCCGTAGAACTAACGGTTTCTTTTGGAGATTCGCCTTTGTTTTGTTCGTTTCCTGATGTGGAATTGAGACTTGCCGTTTCTGCCGATACCTTAGTTACTGTCTCAGAACTCACTGGCGTTGTAGTAGCGGGCTTAGGTTCTTCTGCTGGTTTATTTTCTGCAGAAGGAGTCACACTACCTAACTTTTGTGTTTCTGTTTCTTTTATACCAGTAGATTGCGAAGAAGTTTCATTCTTAGCTGATAAATTTTCTACAGTGCTAGTAGAAGTTCCTCCCGGTGAAGCTTTCGTAGTAAATCCAAGGGATTCTAAATTTTTATCTATTGCTGAAGATACATCTGTACTTGTTGAAGTTGCAGAAGATATTTTACTTTCTAAAGATTGTGCTGCTCCAGTTGTTCCTGCTCCAGTTCCCCCTGCTCCAGTTCCACCTGCTCCAGTTCCCCCAGTTCCACCTGCTCCTGATTTTACTCCAAAAAGATTTGATATTAAGCTATCAATCTTAGAAGATGCTTCAGAAGACGCAGGCCCTGTTGTAGTGGCTGGTGTATTGCCTCCAGCTGCTCCCTCAACCTTTTTAGATTCCTCTGTTGGTTTATTTAGAGTAGTTTCTTGTGTGCTTCCTTGTGTAGCTGTATTAGCTCCTCCAGTAGTTCCTGCAGTTGATGTAGTTTCTGTTTTAGCTGGTTCTACAGGGGTTCCTCCAGTTTCTCCCTTGGGTCCTTCTTTTTTCTCCCCCATCTTTTGTTCCTCAGCAGCTGTAGTGGAAGGGGTTTCTGCTTTTTTTTCTTCAGCTGGAGCTTTAGCACCTTCAACAGATCCCTTTTGATCTATTTCTAAAAGTTTAGCTAAACTTTCGTCGTATTTTTTAGACATAGCTAAAACGCTTTCGCTATTGAATCCTTCAGATTCTAGAATTTTAGCTATAGCGGACAGCATTGCACTATTCTCCGGATTATTTAGATATTGTAATGTTTGTGCTGGAATTGACTCTTTGCTATTAAAATCATTTAATAAAAGCCAAAATCCGTCTAATACTGAATCAAACTTAAACTTATCCTCTTTGATCTTACTATCAAAATCGCTTTTTACGTCTTCGTAAGCATCAAAATCCTTAAAGCTGTCAAATCCAACATTTTCTAAAATCTCAGTAACTTTACCAGTTTTAAGTATTGCTGCATTAGCAATCTTTTTCTCTGCATATTTCTTAGACATTTCGAAAATTTCTTTTCCGTCTACTGCTTCACCTTTGTCTATTTGATTCTGTAGAGATTTTGAATATAATCCTGAAGGCGAACGAGCTTCTCTATAAAATACACTTTTAGGATCATAAGCAGGATCTAATGCTTTTAAATTTTGTTCAAAAGAACCTTTGAAAAATTTCTTTGCTGCATCTCCTACACTATTTGCTTCTTTTAAAGTATCAGCAGTTTCTGGGTTTATATTAGCACCCATGCTAGACTGTAGATCCGCATTAAATTTAGCTCTGTCAAAAGCACCGCCTTCAGTTTTAAAAACTGGAAATCCTGATCCTGTTTCTCCTGCCAAAATGTTTTTTTATTTATATACCTAAAAAGCCAAAAAGTTTAACTTTTTGGCTTTGAAAATGAAAATGCTTCAACTAAATCTCCTTGTTCAGATTTTTTGTTATCTCTTTCTATCTTTTCGTTTAGCTTATCTATATAGATTTGATATTCGTAGAAAGGTAAAGCTTCTAAAGAATCTATTGATAGCTTAAACTCTTCCCATAATCTAAATTTGATATCAAAGTAATTGGCTAAGGATATCTGAAATAACGAAAAGGGATCTGTATCCTCTGGGAAATGATATTTCTGCTGTGACCTCCCCATCACAGCTAGAACATTTACTATAGATTCTTGATTTAGTTGCAAAATTTATTTTTTCACTAATCTGATCCGCAATTGAAAATTGTAAAGGAGACCATTCATTAGATGCTCTTTCATATTGATCGTAAAGAATTTCATCTAGATTTCTCCAATCCGGAATAATAAAACTTGCAACCTTCGAGAAGCTCTCATCGAATTTTTTCCCTTTCTTTCTTTTTTCTGAAAGTATTTTTCTACATAAAGTAGTAACACCTACAGTAGGAATATAAAGATCCATTTCTGGGCTTCCGTCTTTTGGAATAAATCTAAAAGAATAGGTATCTTTATTATATCTTTTTAGCAGCTCTGGATCTATTACAAAGCTATCTAGAAGATTAGATTTTAATTCTATCTGATCTGCTATATTACAATCAGGTTTTGTACAATTTTTAGTTAATGGAAGAAGTATTCTATTTTCACCTTTAATAAATGTTAGATCTCTTATAGACATTATAATGAAAAATCTATCTTCATACCATAGATCATAATTTTCAAGGAATCCACCGTCCCATCTTATCTTCATACATTTAGATAGTATAGTATTTAGCTTGTCGTCTAAATCTATTCTATCGTCATCATCTACTGTGGAAAAATGTCTAATCTCTTTAACAGATGCAGGTTTAATAGCAATTTCGAATCCTTCTGGATATCCAAATCCTTTAGAAGGTAAAGATTCTGGTGGAAGATTCTTCCATTCACTTTCCATGCCCATTGGAACTCTAGTAGATTTTCCTAGATTAAGATTGTTATTTTGATCTGCTTTTTCTATTAATTGCTCCGCTGAAGGCTTTTGATAATCTTGTGGGATCCAAGATGGGATATTTACATTATCTACATCCGGATCTGGTGTAGATTCTTGTTGTAATTGATCGTACTCAAATTTTGAACCTTCTTCTCTTTTGCTAAGTTCATTTAATAATTCGTCGTCTATATTGTCAACCATTTCATTTGCTTATATTTCTTTTACTACTTTTTATCGTTAAGTTTCCTAATCGATTAAAATAAAAAATGGAGACTCAGGGTCTCCATTTATATATTTATTTTAAGAAAATGCTAAGAAATGCTAAGAATTAATTGAATACATCTTCAAAATAGTCTGCTCTAAATGATAGTGATATTTTGTAAGGTGTTGTTCCGTTTGTGTAATCTAAGTCCATTGCTTTAATTTGATCTACTGGGAAGCAATTAACTAATTTAACTCTTCTAAATACATCTCCTTGTTTATTGAAGATAGAGACAAGTATGTAAGTTCCTCCAGCATAGGTAGATTTTATACCAGTAGCACCAGTTAAAGGATTGTAAACTAAGTCAGACCATTGTCTAAGTGTTTTGAACACGTAGTTACTGTTGTTGTCGTCTAAGTTGGTTTCAAAATCGATTCTAACTTTTACCCCAGTATCATCAACAGCTGCTGCTGCATATCTTCTTTTAGAGAACTTGTATCTTTGTTCTGCTATTCCTGGGTTTTTATCAACCGCAAGACCAGCTACTGATAGAACGTTTTCTACTAGTAGTGTTCTTCCGCCGTTTCCTTGCGGATTTCCTACACCAACTGGAGGTTGAATAATAACCTCGAACTGGTTAAGATAAACTGGTTCGTATAATTGAACCGCTGCCTTTGAGGAGCTAAAATGTGGTAATCCTGCCATTTCTTTTTAATTATATAAATACGTCATCAAAGTAATCAACTGCCCAAGTAACATTTAATTTGTAAATAGACGTTTGAGTGTAATTTAAAGCCATCTCAGGAATAGGTGTACTAGGAAAGCAATCTCTAAGGTTAATCTTTCTATAAACATCTCCTTGTTTATTGAAGACGTTGATTAGGATATTACCCGCATAGTTTGCTTTTAATCCCATTGCACCTGTTAGAGGATTGTAAATTAAATCTGACCACTGACGAAGTACTTTAAAAACATACATTGAATTGTCATCATTTAAGTTGACTTCAAACTCTATATCACAATCTAAACCAGTTCTTTGAGGAGCTGCTCCCGCGTAATATCTTTTAGCAAATTTATATTGCTGTGTTATTTCTCCAGGGTTTTGATCTACCTGTAATCCAGAAACTCTAGTTACTTGTTCTAAAAGTATATTATTACTTCCAGGATTTCCTTGCGGAATAGCCACACCTGTAGGTGGACTTATAGTAACCTCAAACTGGTTGAGGAAAACTGGTTCGAACTTGTTAATAGAAGCCTTCGAACTTGAATAGTGTGGTAATCCTGCCATGTTTTTATTTTATATATTTAACATTCTTTTTGATCATCAAATTTATTAACTAAATTGGATAAATCCTCCAGAAGCAATACCACCTGTTCTAGTAACTGTCATTCTATTAATAAACTTATGAATTCCTCTTGCAGGCTCGATAATAACGTCGATGATACCGATATTTTGATCGATGATTGCAGGAGTATTGTTCGAAGAGTCCATAATAGTTAAGTAGTTATAAATACCTCCTACTGATCTTACTCCAGTTAAGTAGTTGTCTACTAAAGTTTTAATCTCAAGTCTTACTGAATCTTCGTTGAAATCGAAAACGTAGTTTGCTAAGATCTCTTCAATTGCAGATTCTACTGTGATTAATAAATCTCTAACGTGTAAGTTATTAAATGCTGAGTTAGTTCTTTGGTAGCTTGTTTGGTTACCGTAGATAACTACACCAACTCCTCTTTTACGGATGATTGGGTTGATACCAAATGGCTCTAAGTATTCTCTATCTTGAAGATCGAAGTCATACTCAAGTCCAACTAAGTTACCAGCTGAAATAATACCTCTTTTAACACCTGCTACGATTGAATAAGGTTCACCTGTGATAAACTTACGGATGAAGTTATTAGATACGTATGGTGCTGGTGGAACGTTTAAGTTTTTACCGTTATCTCTAATCGTTAAGAACGGAGAGAAGAATCCAGAGAATTTAGCTCCTTGATCTTCGTCAGGAAGAGAGAATGTGAATGAAGGATTTAAACTTAAATTACCTCCGTCTGCGATATATCTAGCTTGTAAAATTGGTGCTGGATCTGTTGCAGTAGGTGCAGAAGTAAATCTAGGATCTTGTGATTCTGAGAATTTCTGCATTGAGGGTACGTTACAGATTGCCATACATTTTTGTCTGTTCTTAGCAAGTCTTGTAAGTTGGTATTTACAGTTTGGTTGAATACCTCCGTCAAATGTATCTACCACATATCTGAATGTAATAACGTCAGTGTCTGCAAGAGTTCTAGCTAAGTTAGTATTGTAAAGTACATCTAAAATAGCATTCATTCTTACATCTGTTCCATTTGGAACTGAAGCTGCTTTAATAGCTGCTCCTGGTAGATACGTAAAGTTGAATGATGTAACAAACTCTTGTACAGATTTGAACTTCCATACTCTTGTGGTTGTACCAGGATAAAGCTGAATAGGTCTTTCTGTCTTAACTTGGATTGTATAAACTCCAGGTGAAGAAGCAGAAGCTACAGTTTTAACTTCAAGTACTCTTGTTAGTCTAGACTGTAAATTTTCAGTTAACGGATTATCATAAGTCTGAGTGTCAGTAGAAACTAATAGATCTCCTACTTTAATACCCGATGAATTAGCCTCAGCAACTGTCATTTCAATAATGTTAGGTGCTAACTGAGTAATAATATCAACATAATCGCTAAGATTACCGTTAGTTGAAACGACATTAAAGCTTAAACCTGTTGTTAAGTTTGTACCTATAGGAAGCGAACTAACATAAGTTGTGTTCCAAGTTGCAATAACTTCTGGTGTTGTAAATGTATCATCAGCATACGCTCTGCATACTAGGATATTAAATCCGTCTCTATCAACGTTATTTTCAAACTTAAGATATTGAAGAAGTGATCCTGTATCATCTTTCCAATCAATATCACCATCGCTGATATTACCTTTTACCCAGTCTCTGTACATTGCGGAGTTTTCGTAAGCTAAATAGCTATCAGTTCCTATTGGAATATCAGGTGAGAAGAAAACGTCATCATTATCAAAGTAGTCAGGACTACCAATTTGGTAAGCATCTAATGTACTTTTGTTTGTTTCGTACCAAGGCTCAACGTATGTTATAGATGCAGTAGAACCAACAAGAGGATGTGATAATCTTAATCTTATTTGTGTTCTTTGTCCTACAGGTAATGTTGAATTAGTTATTGTTTTAGCTTCTACTACTTTTAATTTAACAAGATCTCCAGCATAGAATCCTAAATATCCAGGAGTTGGTAGGTTAGATGTAACTTTACCAAGTACCCATCTAGCTCCAGGAGCATCATTATCAGTAGTAACAAATGAGCTTAATGTAGTAATCTGAGCGTCATGATTTACAGAGTTAGTAAATAATGTATCGATATAAATAGCTCCGCCATCTCTATTAGAAGCATTGTAAGTGTCCCATAGAGTTGTAGGTATACCAGCATCTCCAGTAGCATTAAATAATGTATCTTCTGCTAAAGTTCCTGTTTCTGGTAAGATATCAAATCCAGTAGAAGGAGAAACTCCAGTATCTGTAATCTCTGTACCTCCAGTAGATCCTGCAATGTTCTTATAATATGTGAAATCTGCAAATAGATTTTGGCTATACGATAAGAAATTAAGATTCTTAGGATTTGTTGTGATATCTGCATCCGGTCCAATCTCGTCAACTAAGTGGTGACCAACTAAGTCAATTACTGAAGAGTTGTTTTCTAAATCATCTAAAGCTTCTTCGTTAACTGCACAGAAGATACCAGTTGTTTGAGCTTGGTTATTAATCAATGTCTGAATGTATCTAAGAGTACCGTTTTGATCTACGAAGTTAGGAATAAGTGTACCAGTTACTGTTGTAACGATATTAATTCCGTCTTGTGCTAAGAAGTTATCAATTTGTGCCTTAATGAATCCTTTTGAAGTGAAATATGCACTGTAAACTGGGTCATTTGCTAAAGCTTGGTAATCTGTCCAGTTACCGCTAATTGCAATTACATCAATAAACCAATCAGAAAGATAATCGTACTGATTCATGAAAGAAGGCACGTTATCTGCTCCAAAATATTCTCTAGCAGTAATATCGAATCCTTTTAAAGGGAAAGGTGAGTCAAGAGATTTTCTAACAATAACACTTACAGGATTTTGTCCTATATTAACTAAGCTAAATAGCTTTCTAGAATCTGGTTTTGATCCTGATGTATCTTCAGTTGCTAAGAAATAATTAGTATCAGGGAACCAGAATTTCTCCTTGTTGTAATAAGAAGATACTAATTTGTCTTGTTTTGTTAATGGATCTGAATATCCTCCTGTTGCATTATTACCATTTTGCTCTTCCGTATCAACAGATAATGCACGATATCTAGCAACATCAGCACCAGCAGCAAAATCAGGATCTCCGTTTACATCTACTGTATTATTAAGTATTCTAAGATTTAATGCAAATACAGGTCCACTTCCTAAACATGTTAGTACAGATCTGTGGAAAAAAGATCCTTTTTTCTCTAAGGTTTTATCAATTCCTCCAAAAACTGCTTGAAAAGTTGTGATGTCCGGGCAGTATACTGGAGTATTAAAAGGTCCAATATTAGAATAACCAACAACCAAACGAATTGTTTGTGGATTGATTATAATATTTTCCGAAGCATCAAACTCCAAAGTGTAAACACCAGATGCTTTGAATTGTGATAAGTCAAGTTTAACTTGTTTGGCCATCTCTAATTTTTATTTTTTTATATATCGAAGAAGTTCGCTTCTTTAGACTTCTTTTTCTATGTATATATCATTCTTTCTTTAGGAATCAAGGAGGCCATTCAAGAAAGTATAGTTTGACATCTCATTATTTCTATTTTGTATCTCTTCTACTGAATCGTTTAGTCTTTCCTCTATAAGATTTCTAAATTTTTCAGGAATAACATCATATAGTTCTGATACTGTTTCTTGAAAATCCCCATTGTCGAATACACAGTTGAGATTAACTAGTGTCATTGCTATATCATCCTTACCTATTTGGCTAGAGAAACTTCCATTAGAGTTTATACCAAAATTCGTTAATTCATGGATCGTATTTTTTTCTGAAGGGATTATTTTATATGATCTTGTGTTTATTTTAAGATCGTAGCAGAATTTTTCTTTATTTCTTACCGTAAGCTTTACCCCTGGTCTTAATTTAGATGTAGCCTCTGAATGTTTAGTGTAAACAAACATCTCATCATAAAAATCTTCACCATCAAGTAATTTACTCATTAGTAATTCACCTTTATAATCCATCTCCAATACGATCCTTGTATTTTCTTCCCCTAATATATGAAGTACTAAGATTTCAACAAATGCTTTAAGCTCGTCTATTTGAACAGTATTAGATCTATAAATGCCTACCTGAAGTAAACAGAAGAAGTCACTTTCATCCTCGAAGAATTTTTTATTCTTTATGCTGGTGGTTGGCATAGGAGTAACTTTAAAAATATTAACTACAGAAAAGTCACCTCCACCTCCACCTGCTGTATCTATAGAGATATAAAATTTTTGAGCATCCTTTTCAAATATTGAAGCGGGATCGAATTTAGGATGCCACACTAGACTTGTATAATCTATAGGACTCATCTCAAAAGAAGATAGCTCGTGAAAAACAAAACTCTCTTCGTTTGTTTTTAATCTTTTAAGCGTCGGCGAATCTAATAGTAACCTAGATGAAGAAAGAAATTGACACCCGTATTCTTGATTGAAGTCTTCTTCTGATCCTAATGCTGCTATCTCCTTTTTCTTCCATTCCTCATCTCTATTGGGAATCTGCCACCATTCAACTCTAATTGGGTTAAATTCATTCTCCCCATCAATTGCGCCTTTATACAATTCCCAGAATTTATTCATCCCATTTGGGGTCGATGTAATAATAACCCTTGCAATCTGTGATGAGGATATTGTGGGATAAACCGATTTGAAGAATTGATTAATGAAGTTAGGATTAATGTGAGCGAACTCATCCATGTATAACATATGGATTGTATAACCGATAGACGATGTTTTAGTCGTCGTCTTAGCCATTATTCTACATCCGTTATCAAACTTCATGGTCATCACATTATAAACGATTAGACCAGGCTTTAAGAAGAAAGGTAGTCCTTTCATAATAACTTTGATCTTATCCATTAACTCTGCAGCTGTATCCCCGATATTTGCCATAATCATGGCATTTTTCTCGTAGTTAAATAGTAGGAACCAAAGAAGAAATATAGATGATGTAATAGTTTTACCAGATTGTCTAGGAGAAACAAAAACATTTTTCCTGTGGAACTGATATTGATTTAGAATTTGTATTTGATAATCTCTGAGCTGTATTTGTCTAATGCCCTCATCAGTCATAACGTGACAATACTTGTTAGCAAAATAAACAACATCAGCGGCACATCTTTGCATTTCCTCTAATTCCCATTCGGTATATTCAAAAAGAATATTACCCTTTCTAAGCTCAGGATCATTCTCGTGAAACGGATTGTCCACATCTTTATAGTCTATCCCATGCTCTTCTGCATTATAGATAAGAGTACCAACTTTTTCCGTCGACCAATAATTATTACCTGATTTATCTTCAGCCATATTTTTATATTTATTCGAAGATGTCGTCCTCTATTTCAAAGTACTCGTCATCGTCGCCACCCAAAAGGTCGGAGGTTCCCCCGTCTTTAGTCTTGGGATTTATTAGATTGTCTTTCGGCATTACTATTTCTGCCTCCTTAACCATACTACCATTTTTCATGATATTCTGTAGATTTTCCATTAAAGATTTATTACCTCTAACTTTAAGAGCATCCATATTATCTTTAGATTGTATTAGATTACCGTCTGAATCAAATTCTATATTTTCTTTGTTTATCTCTGCAGATTCGCTTTTTAATTGCTTATAGTTCTTTTCCATTTGAGTCATATAATTGGAAAAGTTTTTAGGCATTTGCATTATCTGATTTTGTAGCTGTGCTAGAACCTCGAATAATCTTGGCTCCATTCTTCCTGAATCTATCTCCTCAACTAATTTTGATATAGCATGTTGAGCAGTTCTTATCTGAAAAGCCATTGTTGAAATATTTAATGCGTCTATCTTTTGTTTGTGTCTAATATAGTTATCAGCAGGAAGATTTTCCATATCATTATAAAACTTTGATAGCGAGTCTAGTATTGCTCTAGCTTCCACTTCGACCTCAGTTTTAACTGTATCTACATTTATAAACCTTTGAGGCTTCATTGGCGGTATATCAGGAGCACTTAATCCTGCAAGCATTTCGTCCGCCAAAATGATACCATCGAGTCTATCCTTGAGGTTAAGCTCTTGTTCTTTTGAAAGATTATTTTTTTTTGGTTTTCTTCTTGGCATAAATTATCTGTTTCTGGCAATTTTTGGAAGTTTCAGTACCGGTTTAGCGTTATCTATAATAATACCCAACTGAGCATCATCTATTATATTCTGATTTAGTATTGTTGATTGTTTTTCCTCTTCTACCATGTATTTAAAAAATCTATAGTTCGTTGCCCACAATGGACAAGATCTAGTTTTGTAAGCATAATTATTAGTTCCATAAAAAGGACTATCGTAATTTTCTTCTATAACAGGAAGTACATTAAATGTATATGCCTGTGTTGTCACACCATCCAAAGAATGTACTAAGCTCAAATCCGAAGTTTGTGTTGTAGGATTCTCTGGGTCATAAGTTAACTTCCAAACCTTTATTGAATATTGTCTAAAAACGTTAGAGAAATTAAAAACGAATCCAAACCAATCGTCAACGCTAGGTATAAAAGGGCCTAATGTGCTTGTGATCCCAGCTCCAAAAGGTGAAGAGATCTCTAAGTTATTTATCCTTATTCTAAAACTACCTGTTTGTAGGTAGTTATTAGTTGTTGGACTTTCTACTGCGTTCGATCCGCTCCATATAAAATCTAGATATAACCCTTGTCCGTTATAATAGCCATCAAACAATATTCTAGACTGTGCCTTCTGCGCTTTCCATCCAGCAGTATTAGCAGGTGCTGGTGCACCTCCGTCCTTAACAGTAAATCTAAATCCATCTACAATATTTAGTATTTCAAAACCACCAGATCTGATTGAGTCTCCTAGGATAGAAACATAACCATTAGGATTAGGCCTAATGTGAAAATTGTGAGGTATAGGATATGTTGTATAAGTTATTTCTCCACTTCCTATGTTATCTATTGAAATTGGTAATTTAGGTGAAGGCTTGGGAACTAATTTACTTCTGTCCAGATAATTTCTAGTTCTAAACCAGCACATAAATGATCTTTCATCTGCATCAGTAAGAACAGGATCTGCTTTCCATCTAACAGCATCTCTTTCTTCGTCAGTCCATCCAGAAGCAGGAGATACAGGATCTATAGTGTTTGGATCATCTACAAATATCTTATCTAGATCATAATAATTATTAAATACTATTGTCCAGTTGTTATTTAGATCATATTCGATAATAGGTAGATCTTTATTTATGTATGATCTTGTAGGATCTTCTAATCTTCTCTGTGATGTAACCGCATATTGCTGTGGCTTAGTTGCGTCAGTTTCTTGATTTTTCACTTCTTCGCCAAATAAATCCTTTGTGTTTACTGTGTAATCAAGTAATCCAGTTCCATCCACAGCATCAGTAAATGTTGTGTTCTTTTGAACATCGTATTTTACTAATTGTATTTTAAAATATACTGGATAGTTATTTATGTCTCTAAAAACGTACATTGAATCTATACGGTATATTCTATTAGTTCTAGGAAAATAAATAATATCTCTCTTTCTTGGCTGAGATCCCTTACCAAAAATCCCTTCAAAATATTTTCTATCTATATGAATTTCAAAAGGCTGGTTAAAATTTAATCCCCACGTTTCAAATGTTAAAGCTGCATCCGGGAATTGGTTATTAGGCACCATTACCTTCACGCATTTCTCATCAACAACGTCAAATAATGTATACTCTTTTAATAGAACATCTTTTCCTCTACCTTGTGGTTGTACTGAATAATACACCACCTCGTGGCCAAAAACATTATTTACAACCTTACTTAGATCCTGATAGAGATTTATTGCTCTGTTTATATCATAAGGTCTAAATGTAAAATCACAATCGCTAAAAACTATAGGATAGTTAGTTAGCTCTCTTCCACAAATTGGTGCAGGCGGTGCTGTCATTAGATCTCTAGGATCCACAGTAGCATAAGTTAAATCCAGCTCAAAATCATTTAATATTATTGGAGGACTTAAATTAGTTCCTGGGGGAAAATAAGGGCTAGAATTTTCATCTGAAGCAGCAGTTAATCTTATTTCTATCCATAGGGGATTTGCCGGAGATATAGGAAGAGCCTGTACTGCTTGTTCTGTTAGCTCACTCCACAATGACCAGTTATCTCCATTAATACTCCACCTGAATTCCAGATAAAGAAAAATACTAGGAGGATTCTCTCCACTAGCATCTATAATCCATCCATTGAAACTTTGTACGTTCTTAAATGAATCGCTGTAGGAGATTATCCTATAATTGCCGATTGATGTAAATTCTATTAGTTCTGCCATTTTGGCTTTCTGTTTGTAATATATATCAGTAAAAATGTTATGAAAAAATTAAGAGCAGCAATGGACAGGTTTAGCTTCGGTCAACTTACTTCAAATTCCGACGGTAAAACATCAGGAAGTGGTACGGCGGGACTTTATATTGTATTTATTGGAGGTGTTTGTTTTTTTCTTGGATGTATAGATAAAATGTTTCTTGATAAGAGTGTAGATATTTTAACACAATCTATTATTATGATATCTATAGGAGCAACACTTTTAGGATACAGAAAATCTAAAGATTCTGGTATTGAGGAGATAGAACCTGAAAAAATAAAAGAAACTGAAGAAACTCCTAATAACGAGGATCAGATGCTAAATTCTTAAGGATTATAAGGAGCTTGACCCGTTGCTCCAGTCACACCTGTGATGTCCTTATTAATATCATAAATTCCAAGTCCACTTATAATTGTACTATTGTCTGGCGGAGCAGTACCTAATTCAACATTTAATTTTATTCCTCCTTGCATTAAGTTTCCTCTAAATCTTTCTGTCGTAAGATCTAACTGTGGAAGATAAGTCTCTAGGTCCATAGAGAAACTAAGTGTTATTGCTTCACCTCTCTGTGATCCGTAAGACATTTGAAAATTGTTAGGCTGTTTATCTGGAGGAGAATCTTGTAAGCTAACCTGAACAGGTACTCTAAATCCTTTGTAATAGAAGAAATATTGGAATCTTTTATAAAGTATTTCTAGAACGCTCTGTTGTATTTTAAAAGCATCCACTGTGGTATCTGCTTTTATTTTTGCACTTATCTGTATTCCTAAAGGTATAGGATTTAAGTAAGAAGAATAAGTAACCATTTCGCTACCACTTCCTTTTTCGACTTCTTTTACATAAGAAGCCCTTACATATTTAGTAGTCGCTCCTCCTGTGTCTATTCTTATTGCACCCATTTCCAATATTCCCCTAGGTACAACATCGTAGTTACCTTCAGCAAAAGCAGGATTACCGTCGCAATCTTCATAAGATAAATAGAAATCCTGTAAGAATGGCTCATCTCCTACCATAGAGTAGAAAAAAGGGATGTATATAGTACTACTGCTTTGGTCTGAATTGACCTGAGTATAAGTTATAGTCTCGTTCAGTTTACTAAGTAACCCTAAGATAATACCTCTAAAGAATACGTCGTCCGTATTAAATTTTTCTAAAAAATTCATATTAATTATTGTCTAATATTACGGAAGTACTATCGATAATGATTGGTTTGCTTCCATATTGGTATGGATCTTTATTAAGATTTATTATACCTACTGCTGATTGTAAATAGATTGGAATATCTCTCATCTTAAATGTTAGAGGAGTCATGTTGCTGTTAGTGTAATCTGGATGTTGAAAATTACCAGTTGCATATTCTACATCGGATAAAGATCTACACTCTATTAAAGATACTCCTATAAAATAAGATTTTAAATATCTTACCCCATCACTCGAAGAAACAGATACTTTAAATCTGTAAACAAAATACTCTTTTTGTGGAATATCGTCTACTAATGAATCAGGTTTTACTACCAAGAAGTAATTGTATCTTGGTGTAAGATTTCTAATCGATGTGGTACCTGCTGGATATACTTCTGCCATGTTTTATATATCCGAAGGGGATTTAAGATAACTTTTCAAAAGCAATATCCGAGAAATTGTTCTTCTTTGATATTTCTATTTTGTAATCGAATATCTCTGTGGGCATCGGAGCATGATTAATCACAAAAATGTTCATACTTAAATCATCAGATAATTTTCTTAATGTATTTAGTATGCTGTGAACTCCATCAGGATCTACAGAGCTAAATATCTCGTCAAGGAATAATATATTAACTGACGAGAATCTGATTTTCATCAACTTGATGATTGCTACAAGTACTGCAAAGTCAACTTTTTTCATTTCTCCAGTTGATAATGTCTGTGAAGATATCTCTTCCCCCATATGAAATATCTGAGCATTAAATTCCTCGTTAAATACCACTTTATAAGGCAAATGAAGTGATAGAAGTGTATTAAGTATCTCATTATTAAGCGAGGGGAGAATAGACTTAATAGCGAGCTGCTTAACGCCCTTCTCGCTTAATACTTCATCTAAGGTCTTAACCCATATTTGTCTTTCTTCCCATACGGTTTTTTCCTGACTAAAATTTGATAGATCATCATTAGCAGAATTTAATAGTTTACGTATAGAATTTAACTGATCATTATTCTTGGCAGTCTTAAGTGTTTTTAATTTATCTTGTAAAGTTCTTATTGCACTCTCGATCTTTCCTCCCTTGGTAAATAAATCATTTTTAATAGTTGCTAAATCTGATTGTACCTTTTTAGCATCCTCGTAATTCTTCTTTAAATCCTTGAGACCGTCTGTGTATTTTTCCCTTGTATTTGATAGATCGTCAAATACGTTTTTATGAAAATCTGTAGAAAGATCAGATTTACATGTGGGGCATTTTTCATTGTTATACAGATTCATTTTAGAATCTAGTTCTTTTATTTTAGAGGAAAGATCACTTAAAATCTCGTATGATTTTGTTACGTTCCTCTGAGCTTCATTTTCTTTACTTCTAAAATCTTTAAGCTTGTCTGAATGCAGTTTAAGTAGCTCTCTGTAATTTTCTAAATTTTCCTCTGCACTTCCTATTTCAGATCCTGCGTTTTCTACTATTCTTTGTTGTAGCTCATCTAGTTCTTTTTGAGAAGCTGCTATAGATCTTCCTGTTGCAAATATCTCACCAGATAACCTGTCTATTGATGATTTAATATTCTTTGTTTCTTCTTTGAGAATATCTCTCATTTCGTTTAGAATATAAAACCCAAAGATCTTATCAATAATTAATTTCTTATCAGCTGTGCTCATCTTGAGAAAGCTTTTAAAATCGTTAATTGATAATGATATAGTGTTATTAAATACGTAGTATGGTATCTTTAATATGTCATTAGATAGAAAGTCCTGTACATTATCCTTACCTGCTTGATCATAGATATTCCCATCTATCGAAAGCTGAAAAAGAGATGGGTCTAAACCCCTCTCAACCTCATATATTCTACCATCCTGCTCGAATGTTATTTTCATCCATGCAGATTTATTAGATCTATTGGGAATATCCTTTAGTTTTTTCCCTTCTAATTTACCATATAGACCGAAAGTAATAACATCGGAAATAGTTGATTTACCAACACCATTTTCACCTACAACCTGTATAAGTCCAGATTTTTCCGGTAATTCTAAAATCTGGGTCTTATTACCATAAGAGGCAACGTTTCTCCACTCAATCTTCTGTATCTTCATCTTCTTCTACTTTGACTGAAACCTTGTGTAAAAGTTTTTCTATTGCTTTATAAATCTTAGTTTTCTTATCGTCCTCGTAATTACATTTATCTAGATATAACTGTGTAAGATCTAATATAGAAAAGCTCTTACCCTCTAGATCGTGAAATCCTTCGTCTACAACTTCATGATCGTTGCTAGTAATAGGAGTGAAAGAAATTTTAAGCGGGGGATTTACATATTCTGTTAATAATCCAAGTGGTGCTTTAACTGCAACTTCTGGATCTACTAATATGTCGATAAAATTATTTTTAAAAATTGGATTTAGCTCTGAAGGTGTAGAATTCAATATTTGTTCGAATGACATCCTAACAAATCTTGGAGAATAATTGTTTTCGTAGTATTCTTCAAATCCTGTCTCTAGGTCCAAAACAGTTATACCTTTAGCATTATCTGTATCAGATCTTGTTAGTTGATACGGGGATCCTAGCATTCTCATTTTACCAAATGTCTGAGAGAAATGAATATGTCCAGAATAAACTCTTTCAAATTTATCCATATCTGAATATTCAAGCCCTGCTTCAATTCTAACAAACTTATTGAACATAAGCCCTTTTAGATCTGTATGGCAGAACATATAATCATGGGTTTTCGCTTGAGATAATGTTTCCCTTTCTGCTTCGTGATCCTTTCTCCATGGCATTAGAAAAACTTTCTTAGGACCCATTTGTATTGTCTCTGGTTCCTCGAATATTTTAATCTTTGGTATCCATTTTAAAGATTTTAAAGAGTTGACCTCGTTGGTATTTTTACCATAGATGTCGTGATTTCCACATATTATAAAGATACCATCTTTAAAAATGCCGGATAATTCCTCGAAAATTTCTATTCCAAGATTAAGTACCCTAAGATTTAATGATTGTCTACTATCGTAAACATCGCCAAGATGAACTAAACAATCACCCGGTCTATAAATCTTCTTACATAATGGTATAAACCAGTTCTTAAAATAGTCCTCGTGTATTTCGATCCAATCGTTAGAATTGTTTCTTACACCTAAGTGAGTATCGGTAATAAAAATTACTCTCTTTATTTTTGGAAAATCTAGCATTAAAATATTTTTTTAATACCTTTCTTACTTAGAATACCATATTTTTTGTCCATTTCTTGAACTATAATCTCTTTATATTTCATATGGATAGATTCATAAGCTTTCTGGTAATTAATAGCTGTATAGTCACATATTGCAACAAATTTCTCTACCATTGAGAATTCTGTTTCCTCTAATTCCTTAAGAATATCCTGAAATATTAAAGGGATAAGATCTTTAGGAATCTTTTTACTTGGACTAATAATTGTCCACCTAGATCTTAAAAATATCTCATCTATCTTGGAATTTAGCTTAACTGAATGTAAATATTCCTCGTCCTCGTAAGTGACCGTAGATTGTAAACTTCTATAGTCTAGGTTGGGATCAACTTCGAATTCTTCTAGCTCTACGTTTTTGGATTCTATATCCTCAATCTCAGGGTTTAGGTCAAGATCTTTCGCATCATCTTCAATCAGTTTTTTTTGTTTTTTCATTAATCGTTCATTATTTGAGAATTAGGATCCTCTGAGATTCTCATAAAATTGTAATCAACCAGGAATTTCCTGTATGAGTTTTTATATCCCTCGTCCCTGTTTGCTAGTAGCTTCAATTTATATTCTCCTGCCGTATACATTAACGGATCTTGAATAATACCAAACATTCCATCAACTGTAGCCACTAAGCCAGAAGATTCAGATGCTGAATTCATACTTAAATCAGTAGCATCAAATTCGCTTTGTTTTGTTTGTGTTGCAGTTACTATAGCCCATTCATTTCTTTGTGCAGCAGCTCTAAGATCTTCTGCAATCTGTTTGATCTTCATATAAGTATTCTCAGAATTTGGATTTCTCCAGTTCTTCATAATATTAATGTAGTCTATAATAACAATCTTAAATTTTATTCCCATTATCTGCTCTGTTTTAGAAAGCCAGTTTTCCACGTCTATTGCAGATGCTTGCGATGTTGGAAATTCCTTAACGACTAATTGACCAGGTGTTGCTAAATTGTCAAATCCAATGTTTCTAATTTTTTTCTTTAGTAACTCGTCATTGTCAGCAGTATTCTTATATTCTGACATTCTAATACCTAGAAGATTAGATCCTAATCTTTTCATATATTTTCTGTCACCTAACTCGAGAGTAATAATAGCAACATTATTAGAAGCTCTTACAGCTTGTGATGCTATATTTCCTAGCCATAGTGTTTTACCAACTTTAGGTTGTCCCAACAAAACATATAATGATTTAGCAGAAAACCCTCCTCCTAAGCAGTAGTCAATATATTCATATCCGCTGGAGAATGTGCTGTTAGCGTATTGTTTATGAGCTTCCGGATCATTAAAGTTTAATCCCATATCAAATGAGAAATCCACTTTGTTTCTATCAACAACAATTGATTTGTAAGTGTTAATTACATCCTTAATATTGTCAGGAGTTACATCGGTACTTTTAATATAATTAATAGAGTCAACCGCACTTTTTTCTAGTGTCTTCCACTCTATCCAAGATTCGGTATTTTGTTGTAACCAATCTAGATCATAATCGCTTAATGATATAAACCACATAGATTCCAATAATGAATCTGTAAGTTTGTCTTCAATCTTTAAAAGCTTAGCAGATTCTCTAACTTGATTTTTGCTAGGTATTTGCTGATATTTTTTCCAGAAAGATTTTACAACTTTAAAAGCCTCCTGGTAATCTGTATTCTTGAAGTAGCTAGATTCAGTTGCTTCAATATAAGCTGGATTATCGATTACGGCTTTAAACCAAATATTTTCTAAGTGTTGATTCTGCATTTTTTAATAATGTGGGTTATCCTTTATTTTGTACCAATTTTTATTTCCTAAAGTTTTTTCAGTTTTCTCGAAAATCTCCGTTTCTATTAATTCTTTTACAGCATCTCCAAATTTTTCACTTTCCCAATTCTCCGGTAAAAATGAATTGAAAGTCTGATCTGAGAATTCCCCATCAGGTCTTCCATCTTTAATTAGATAAGAATTAAGCTCGTATATAACATCTTCTTTTGTTGGGTATTCTGGAAGATCTCTCCATATACCTAAAAGATATTTCATTTTAAGTTTACTCTTCTCCATTCTCTTCTATTTCTTCTTCTTCACCTTCCGGATTAGCTAATATTGATAATTCATCCTCGTCAAAAAGATCAGGTAATAAGAAATGAGGCTTAATTACTTTCTCATTAATCATGCTTAATACATCATCTGTAAATATTTCACCATTAAATAATTGAGAAGAAGTAACAGTCTTACCTAAATGCTTAATTGCCCATCTTGTAGAAGTAGCACTAGGTGTAAATTCCATCTCTCCTGTTTTTTTATCAACTTCCAATTTACCTCTCTCAATTCCGCAAATTTCCCAAGAAGCAAAATCTTGTAATCCCACATAAGGATTCATACCATTCATAAATGAGATATGGAATTTAACTGGATAAGGTCTTGTGAATCTTGCTTTTTTAGGTGTCGATGTTACAATAATTCCAGTCTTTGTGTCATTCTCTTTCAATTGTGCTTTAGAAAGCATAATAACATTACTCATGGAGAAAATTGGTCCGTCACCTCCCGATGCTTCTTTTGTTGGCATAAATCCACCTATTCCACCTGTTGTTGTGTGATTAGTACAAACCAATGGAATTCTAACACCGGTTAGATCTAATGTTATAACACGGAATAAAGATCTCATTTCTTTAGATCTTAATCCCATATCCATTGCGCTCTTACCCTTAATGGCATCACCTGTTTCTTTATCCGTACTAAGCATACCAAGAGAATCTAAAATGATCATGATTTTAGGTTCTGCTCCTTCTTTTCTTGCATTCTTAACTTTTTCTAAAATATTTGTTGTGAATATTTTAAAGTCATTAATAGTCTTAATAGGCTGGTATCGAACTCTAGTTGGATCAACTCCAAATTTTTTGGCTGAGCTTTTATCTATAGCACCTTCAGTGTCACAATAAATAACATCATAATCTTGCTTCTGAGCTTCTCTTGTGATATTCATTGCAAGAAATGTTTTACCTGTAGAAGGATCGCCTGCAATTCCTATTGATCTGTTATTTGCTATACCTCCAAACAAACTTCCTGAAAGCTGAGCATTTAAAAGATAATTACCCGTCGAAATCCATTCTGTTGTTTTTGAAAACTCATTGGTTTCTAAAATTGATCCCATTTCAAATCCATCGATCTTTGAAAGGGCTTTGTCTAATTCTGTAAACGAAAATTCTTTTTTTGCCATATTATTTTTATTATTTAGTTATCTTACATCTTGCTTTAGTAATAATTTCAGAATCCTTTAATTCCTCATTTCCAAATCTTCCATCCATTTCACTAAGAATGTATAGATCTTTCCCTATTTCTCTTGCTACGTTTTCCAATTGCTCTTTTTCTTTAGTTACATCAATATCACCATACCAAATTTTACCCTCTCCTAAAACAAAAATATTTGAATTAAAATAAACTTCATTGTCTGGAAATCTATCTCGGTAAGATGATTTAGAAGAAGAAATCATTCTTCCACGGAGCAATTTTTCACTTTCAAAAATTTCTTCCATAAGTTGTTTTCTTTATTATACCCCTATTAAACCGTTTTAATTCAACGGTTTTGAATTATTTTTAAAACTTCTCTTAAGATTAAGAAGTTTAGAACAAGCTTCAAAGTTCTGGGATTCCTCGTTCCATTCAATAAGGGTATCTAGAGTTTTTTCTGCCTCAATTGGATTATCATCCAATGCCTCAGAAAACAAAAAAGGAGAAGAAAGCCATAGCTTTGTTTTCTTCTCCTTATCAATAATGTATTCAGGTTTTTCTATATAAATAAAATATCTACCGTCGGGAGATCTTTTAATATATTTTTTGCCCTTTTCCATACTATATTTATAGTAGAAAAAGACAAATAAGTTTCCAAGTTCTTAGACCAGACTTCCCAGTATAGATTTTTTAATACTCCAAGACGATTTTACTAAAAATGCACACTTTTCGTATTCTTCTAATTCTTCAAAATGGCTAATCAATCTTTCAAAAAGATCTGAGTCTCTAAATTTGTATAATGGGCTTCCTTCTTCGAAAGCTTTTTCGCCCATGGTTTCTATATAATTATAGAGTTTTCTTGATTGCTCATCATAGAGTTCATCAATCTGATCTTCTAAATCTTGGAGTTTTTTCATGTTTCCCATATCCATATCCATTATTTATTAATTGTAAATATAACTACTATTTTTGTTTAAAAAAAATGATTCCTTAGATGTTTCCCGGTTTTTGATAATTTGTAAATATCTCCTCTCCTATTGATATTTCTCTAAGAGCAAAAAATATTATTTTGTTTTTCTGTGTATCAGTTTCCCAGTCAGCATTAAATTCTTTATCTGAATGATTAAATATACTTCCAAATCCTAAGCATATACATAATCCTTCCCCCTTTTTAGGCCAGCTAAAAAAATGGTCATGTAGAATCTTAGGATATTCCAATTCTCGGGGAACTATAAAAAAATGGCATTCTTCAATAATTTCCCCTTGCTTTATTATTTCCGAGCAAAAAACTCCTCTCCCGTGAATGGAAGAATCTTCGACATAAATCTTATTTGATCTGTATAACATATTATTTATAGTGTATCTAAATGTAAAAAATTCGAAATGTAGATATATAAAATAAAAATTCATGGAGAATTTATTGTCTATAGAACAATTTATAACAGAGGGAAAACTACAGTTTTCCCCTCAACAGATAAGGGAATCATTAGAATATCTTAATTCTGATGATCCACAATTACTAGAGGCTTGGTATAATACAATATTAGATTTTGCAGCGCTTCTTCCAGTAGTAGGATCTGCAGCAGAGGGTATTAACTTAGTATCTTATGCTAAACAAGGTGAATATCTTTTAGCAGGACTTTGTGCTATCGGATTAATTCCAATCTTCGGGCAATATATTGGAGCAGGTGGTACATTGCTAGTTAAAGCTTTAGGAAAAGGAGCTGGTTTAGGAGCTAGCATATTAAGGCCTTTAGTTAATTTAGTAGCTAAATTTTTCCCTAAAATTGCAGCTTTCTTTAAGAGCGCTAAATTTACTTCTAAGTTTGCTGGTATAGCACCTTATACAAGTAAAATGATGGGATCTCTTAAAAATTTCGTTACGAACGGAGGATCTCAGATTGCTAATTTAGCTAAGGACACTTCTAAAATAAAATCACTTAAGAGAGAAGCTAGAAACTTAAAAAGCGGAGTTAAATTTACTGAATGGATTTTTGGGGATAAAACATCATCAATGCCGTCTACTGCTTCAGCTAGTGCATATGGAGGATACGGGTCAGCCCCACAATATCAAATGCCGGTTCCTAAAGATGCCTATATGTCTTACCAAGGAACACCACTACAAAATATTAGGCCTTATACTGATATGGAGATATCTCAAGCTGAAATGGCTAACGACTGGTCACAATACCTATAAAAACTACAAACCCAAGATTTCTCTTGGGTTTTTTGTGTAGTAAGATTTAGATTTTTTCCCCGCAATTTGGACAGAATTTCCAAGATTGCTTTTTAGCTCTTGTACCACAGTTTGTACAGTAGTTTCTAAGAGTAGAAACCTCAACTGGTTTTTGTGACTCAGGAAGTAATTTAATGATAATAGAACTTGTAGGAAATGAGCTAAAATTTCCGTTTACTGTTTCGAATAATTGATTGCTCGAATCACCTTTTTCTATCCTACCTGTTTCAACACTTTTAGATACACTAGCATTAACTCCTATAGAACCGCTAGTAACGCTGGACACAGTAAAAGTATTATTTACAGTGGTACCACCGAATGGATAGCTATAAGTATCATACAATGTACCGGGGATGTATCCTGTATTACTACTAGAAGTCAATGTAAGAGATCCAGGAAATGACGAGTAAGTGGAAGTTGTAATCTCAGTATAAAAAGAAACTTCTACACCTCCATTATTTCTGATAGCATTTAAAGCTTCATTTGATCCTTCGACTTCATACGTTTCAAAAACAAATTTGTTGTTTGAATCGATAAATCTTTCCAGATAAACTCTCTCACCTGGTTTTAGTACAATCCCTGAATTAGAAATACTATTACCGTTGATAGTGATTTTTGCAAGTACCCTTGACGTTGTTGGATTGAATAATTCAATCTCGAAATTTTCACCGTCTTTTAGATAGACGGAATTCTCATAGATCTTAGATCTATTTCTGTTTTTTGTGATGTTCGCAGTACACTGCGACGTCACGCTTGGCGTTGAATAATACATAAAGACTATTTTATTTGGCCCCTTCCTTTGTTTCCATTTCTGAAAACTCTACGGTTTGTTGACCGGGAAGTGACTAGAAACCTCTAGTTCTACTATTATATAACCAACTTATAAAAAGTTACAAAAATTACTCTGATTTTTTCTTTCTCGTTTTTTTAACGGGAGCTTCTTTTACTTCTTCCACTTTCTTAGATTTAGGTTTAGTGGGTTTTCTCTTTTTGGGCTTTTCCTCTACTTCACTTTTTTGATGCTCATCTCTGATCTCCTGGTAGATCTCAACATTTTTTGGTGGATCCCAAAGACTCATATTCATCTTAAAATCTATATCGTAGTTTTCAAGATTTTTTTCAGTTTTACTAAACAGATTTTTAAAAAAATTAATGATGGCTTTCATAGAGGATTGTTTTATTTTTAGTTGTCGTTTTGCTTAAATTTTTCTGTCTCCTGTTGGTCTTGTAGTTGTGCTTGTGATTGCTGGCTAAGAACTGGATCTTCTATACTAGTAAGAAGTTCTCTGTAATATTCAAGTGGTTTTTTATTTTCATATTCCCCCGGCTCAGCTATAGCTCCCGTAAAATTACCTAGTAGATGATTATTTGAATCATCATGTTCTCCTTCATTCCCGAAAATCTGATCTATGTACTCGTAGTAATCCTTTTTAGTCTTACCCCCGCCAGAAGGGAACGATTTAAACATCTGATTATTTTTCTCTACTATATAATCTGGAAATTCCCATTCCCAATCTTTTTTTATTACTGCAGGATAGAAAGTAATTGCTGCAAAATCGCCAGCTACTATTGGTTTTTTTAACTTCATTCTCTGAAACCAAGTCTTGTAGAAAGACCTGATAAGATCAAGTTGATCAATATTTGACATTTGTAAAACGTCGTTAGGAGTTAATGTTTTTCCACTCTCTGTATCTATGAATTTTTCTATAACTAAAGGCATAAATGATAGAAGTCCTACTGCTCCTGACATTCTGTCATTTTTCTTAGAATCAAATCTACTCTCGTGAAAAATAGTGTGCATAAGCCATAATGGATCAATTCCTAAATCGTCTGATATCCTGACTATTTTTTTAAGAAATGCTTGTCTATTTTCTTCTATTAGTTTTGGATAAGGTAAAGCAGTAACAGTCTCGTCTTGATAAGATTCAGGATCTACTTTATCTATTCTTATAGATTCGTTTAAAAAGTTTTTGAAGTCTCTTAGATGTTTTAGCATTTATTATATATCCTTATAATAAATTCTTAAGCATAGGTTTTTCAGAAGCCCAAGCATGTAAAGAAGTAATGTGCATCGTAAGCATACCAGGTTTTACATCTTTCCAGTTTTCAGGATCTTTTTTCTTACATTCTTCGATAAGCCAAAATACCTTCTTAGCACATAAATAGATGTCATCTCTAAAGTGTCTGAAGAAATCACAAGATCTGATATAGTAAACAACATGAACCCACTCTGCTCTTCTAATAAAGTGATATCCTATTGTACAAGGAACTCTTTCTCCGTGAACTGATCCTGTATCTTCAGGGAACCAAATAGGGAGAAATGCTTGTCTTGTGAAAGGTTCTCTAACCATCAAGTCAACAACATCGTTAAAATCCCCATAATCATATCTGATACCCCTGATCTTTTCAGCCTGTTTATCGTAGTTCTCTAATTCACCATATTTAGGCCAGATCCTCTCCGGATAAGTATGAGAGAATTTTTCTTCGCCTCCAAATTCAGAATTATTTTTTTGTGCATAAGGCCAACGAACGTGAGAAGGAGGTGGATTAAGAGGAGCTCCACTAACTCTTTCATCAAAGTGTTCGTCTGCCCATGCAAAATTAGGTTTGATTTGTTCACCAATAACTTTAATGTCTGGTGACATCTGACATGAGAAAGAAAGATTTAATGTTTCAATCATAGCATATCTAGGATCATGTTTGATCTCTTTTCCCTGCCATTTTTCAGTGTGAACAATGTATGAATAATCATACATCTGTTGAGCAGTCCAAAGGATCACATCATTAAATCTTCCAAACTTTTTCATTAAACCTTTTCTTATTATACTAAAAAACCCTATCTAGTTTCCTATTTAAGGTATCTTTCCATAGAATTTTTAGTGATTTTATTGAACCTCACTTTGCCAATAAATTCACCTAGTGTCAAACAATCAGTATAACTCATTGCAGATTTAAGATAGTCCTTGAAATTTTCGGTCCATCCGTTAAGTGTATATTCAACAGGCTGCATCTTACTAATTCCTTCGGAAGTCTTTAGATCAGTTTTACCTAAGCTTTTCTGAACTTCTTTTGTAGACATACCTCTAAACTTCTTATAGAATTTCTTTCCTGCTTCAAATTGGATTAGTGTATCAAAAGAGTATTGATCTACTTTATCTCCAGGTTCAGTCCATGAATCATATTTTTTGTTGCCCTCATATGTTTCACCACAGCTTTCTAGAGCTTTATTAAAAATACTTCCAAGCATCACGTAATCAGCTCCTAAAGCTAATGCCTTAATCACGTCAGCATATTTTTTAAATCCACCGTCTGCTACGATCTTGGTTGAAAGATTTCTTTCCTGCTGGATTTTTGCAGTCTCGTGAATTAAAGAAGCCATAGGATAACCAACACCTGTTTGTACAGTTGTTAAACATCCTGCTCCGTTTCCTATTCCCATTCTAACATAATCAGCTCCTGATTGTGCTAAAGAAAGATATGTTAAAGGGTTAGCACAATTACCAACCATAATAACTAGATTTCTTCCGTAGATTTCCTTAGATTGTTCTAGCAATTCCTTTACAATCCTCATGTGTCCGTTCGCTATATCAATTAAGGCGTACGCTTTTCGACCTAGAGGTATGTTAGCCTGATTATCAATAAAAAGTCTCTTAAAATCGTCTAAACCATAAGAAAACCAAACCTTATGATCTAATGAGATATCTGTTAATTCGTATTCTATTTTTCTAGGAATAATGCTGTATATTTTATGAGAGTTAAAAACTTCATAATTATCCATACTGATTACTGTGTCCATTGGAGCTGTAAAAAGGGGAAGCATTTGTTTCTCGTCGAAAGGATCTACTTTCTTTCTTGAAAGTATTCCCGTGTGCATTTCTGGTTCGATAAGAATATCGTCAAAGTCAAATAGCATATCTTTTATTATTTATAAATCTTATAGATATAAGATTCACAAAAAATCCCAGTAATACTGGGATTTTTAAAATTAATCAGGAAGATATGCTGTCCAAACATCGATCCCCTTGGAAAAATTCCTTATGAAATAACCATAGCCTGGTTTAAATGGCTTTTGTCTCATTTTCATACCAGCTTCCTCAGGTGTTCTATCGCCCTTTCTACCGTTACATTTTGAACAGCAAGTAGCTAGATTTTCCCATGTGTTACCCCCACCCCTAGATCTTGGAATAACGTGATCTAGCGTGAGATTCTTATTGGATTCACACCCTAAATAAATACATTTCATTCCATCTCTTTTAAAGATATTTTCCCTTGTAGGCTTTAACTTCTTAAAAGGCAAAACAACATATTTTAGAAGACGAATTACTGACGGTCTTTTGTAAGTGCTTTGATCAGTAACAATTGGATTTTGTTCGTCATGCTCTAAAACCTCAGCTTTACCTTTGTATACAAGCTTAAACCCCCGGGCAAAATCGGTAACGCTTATAGGCGTAAAGTCATTATTTAGTACTAGCACTTTCATAACTACACTTTTTTACATACTGGGCTTCTTTTAAAACATTTAGCATCATAGAAATCACACATAAATCTTTTCATCCATTTATTTACTTTCTGTGGTAATATTTGTAATATTTCAGATACTTTATTTACCCACCCTAATTTGGAAAAATCTATGTCTGAATTAATTATTTTATCTATAAATTCTTTCTGTGTTTTCTCGTATGTTAATTTATTTTCTTTTCTTTTCTCTGATTTAGTTTTATTATTAATTTGTGTTCTATATAATAAGGAATCAAAATTTTTTTTGATTAATGGATTTCCTATAAAAGAAAAAAGTTCATCTATTTTAGAATCATCTGCTATTTGGTCGTATCTTATTCTAAATATTTTCCATCCCAAAGATATTAAAAAATCATCTTTTTTGATGTCTTTTTCTATTCTTTCTGTCCCGTTAATAAAGTGGCATTTTCCGTCAAGTTCAACTGCTACTTTTTCGTTTATAAATGCAAAATCTATAGAGTAGGGAAATATTGTATATTCATTTATCACATCATATTTTTCATAAATATTTCTTTCCTCGCATTTTTTATTAAACCATTCCTCTAGATATGATAATTCTTTCCTTGATTTTTTTTCCCAAGCAGTTTTTCCTGATTTTTTGCTTAAATAATTTAATCTATTAATTCTTTGGTTTTGTTTCATTTCATCAGTCCATATAAAAGAATCCGGATATTTTTTGCGTGCAACTTTGGATGCTTGTGAGTTATTTCTAGTTTTTATATTAATACGTATTGTATGTTTGCTTATATTGTATTTTTCGGAAATATCTCTTAATGAAAGACCTGAATCATATTCTTTCTGTATTATTCCGTATATATTTTCTATACCGGTACACTTATTTTTGTGATTAGATAATGATCTATAATTATTAAATGTAGTATTACATAGAGAGCAAATTGCCATATTTTTTATATTATATATCATAGTGTTCGAACAATCAAACGTACTGTGTAGAAAGTTGCCTCTGAGTGACTCGAACACCCATCTAGGGATCCAAATTCCCTGGTCCTGCCATTAGACGAAGAGGCAATAATAATGGAGCCTTTGACAGGGATCGAACCTGCGACATCTCGCTTACAAGGCGAGTGCTCTACCAGCTGAGCTACAAAGGCATTTGGGTGACAGAGGAGAATCGAACTCCCGACCTTCGGTACCACAAACCGACGCTCTAACCAACTGAGCTACCGTCACAGTAGCGAGAGAGAGATTTGAACTCTCGGCCTTCGGGTTATGATTCCGACGCTCTAACCAACTGAGCTATCTCGCCATGGGCGAGCGATAGACAGGATTCGAACCTGCGACCCCCGACTTGGAAGGACGGTGCTCTACCAACTGAGCTACTATCGCATTTGAGGGACACGCTTAACCCTCTGTCTTGTGTACACCAAGATTCACTATTACTAGCAGCGTTTTTGTGGAGCTACAGGGGATCAAACCCTGGTCCTCTGAGTGCAAGTCAGAAATTTTAGTCAATTAAACTACGGCCCCAAAATTGGTCGGAGCGGAGGGATTCGAACCCCCAATGCCGTAAGGCGGCTGATTTACAGTCAGCTGAGCAACCAGTTGCTCAACACTCCGAAGTGCGGGGATGATAGGATTCGAACCTATGACCTACTGATTAACAGTCAGTTGCTACTACCGCTGAGCTACATCCCCAGTTTAGATTAGAGAATATTTGAACGGGGTGGTTTTTTTGGTCAAAAATTAAAGTTTTGAGAAGTAACCCCATTCACCGCTTCTAATCTTGTAGTCCCTGAGGGATTCGAACCCCCGACATCTTGGATGTAAACCAAGCGCTCTACCAACTGAGCTAAGAGACTAAATGTGGTTGACATAGAAGGATTCGAACCTTCGGCCTTTGACGTATCAGATCAACGCTCTAACCAACTGAGCTATATGTCAATGTTGCGGAAAGCACTGGAATCGAACCAGATACCAATAGGGTACGCTTCGCTTAGCAGGCGAGCCCCGTCACCATCTGAGATTACTTTCCTTTTTTAATTAACCTTCTGATTCTTTTTATCAATCTTTCGGTGTGTTTAAATTTTATTGTTTCTCTTCTTAAGTTTTCTTTACTAGAGGGGAAACTTCCTCTATCTACTATTCTACTTTCTATCATCATATCTTTAAATTTTTTTGAGGTCGTGACTGGAATCGAACCAGTATAACTAGTTTTGCAGACTAGCGTCTAACCACTCGACCACACGACCTTATTTATTTGAGGCTCCACCTGGATTCGAACCAGGATCAGATCATCCGTAGTGATCTATTCTAATCCATTGAACTATAGAGCCTTTTAGCACACCAGGTAGGGATCGAACCTACGACGCCCGGTTTTGGAGACCGGTACTCTACCAGCTGAGCTACTGATGTGTGTAGTGATCCCGGAGGGGCTCGAACCCTCGACCCCTGAATTAAAAGTTCAGTGCTCTAGCCAACTGAGCTACGAGATCATTTTAATTGTGGTACCGGCCGGAATCGAACCGGCGACACCTAGATTTTCAGTCTAGTGCTCTACCGACTGAGCTACGGTACCATTTTTTCCAGTATGTCAAAGAACAAAAAAAAGGCTTTGATGTGAATCAAAGCCTTTTCCAAAATATCTAAATATGATTTTCTGTATTAGCTTCGATCGGGTTCTTTCCCCTTTGCCCAAAACGCCACCGTTTGATAGCAGCCATTAATCTGACTGATCATGCGATTGATGTTATGTTTACTACAGTTTTTCATTTTTCTTTATTATATATCTCTTTTCTGATATTGTTTCACAAATGTACGATATTTTTATTGAATAAAAAAATGTTTTTTGATATTTTTTAATATTCCTCTTCGATTATTTTCATTTCTTGGATTAATCCTACAGCTTCCTCCCCTTCTACTTCATCCCATGAATAATCAACATTAGTAGATTCGTAAGCATTAAAGAAAGAACCTGAATTACTTTCTAATTGTTTTTCCATAAAAGATACTATTTCAGCTTCTGAATATTGACCATTTACCATTTCTAAAGCTTCATTGTAATCTGAAATTCCTTCTTCACTTGTACCGTTCATAATATTTAAGAAAGATCCTAAAGCAAAAATAGCTGCTTCTTTTTGATCGTTACCAATTCCAATAGCTGTAAAATTTACCTGTGCGTCAGGATTTTTGTGAGATACATTCATAGTAACTCTGTTTAATTTTTGATTTTTCATAATAAGTTTTTTGTAAATAATGTTTATTAATTATATCATAAAGATAAATAAACATAACAGATTTAAAAAATAATTTACAGTTTTAAAGTAAAAATTTAACGATTTTTTGCTTAATTCCCAATTTTTTAATACCCTCAGTGACACTCGGGGTGTGTACAAAGTTTGTTAATCCCCATCCAGTACCGCTTCTATTATTAGATACTTCTTTAAAGCTCATATCTAAATCATCTATTGCTACCCAATGAGAGACTTCAGGATGCTCTTTTAACCATTCTTGGATTTCTAAAGTTCTTGATGCTTCTAAGTCCCAGTCTGGATGCCATTCTTGTTTCTCGGGTATTGTGTATTCTCTTGGTGTAAAATCAATAGGTTTTTTAATGATACCTTGTTCTTCATAGTATTCTCCCATCTCTTCCACATTTGCCCAGTTCTTCCAATCTGAAGAAACCACTATTTCAGCTCCAGTCTCTTCTAGAATTAAATTTAAAACCTTTATTGCTTTCTTGTCGAAGTTATCAAATCTAGCTCCTACATGAAAACTCATTACATCCTGCGAAAGCTTTTTTCTAGCTTTAGCCTGTTTTTTGTAACGTCCTCCAAATTGTTGAGAAAGACAAATTACTCCATCATGATCTAAAAATATAATCTTCATAGTACCCAGGGAGGGACTCGAACCCTCACGACTTACGTCACTAGTTCCTAAGACTAGCGTGTATACCATTTCACCACCTGGGCTTAGTAGCGGAGGAGGGA